CTGACTTTAGGGAAGCAAATAGAATTTTTTATATACATTGGGAAGCTTGCAAGGCCGATAAAAGAAGTTTTGGTAATGATTATTTAAAAATTAGACGTTCAGGTTTTTCTTATATGGGAAGTGAGGAGTGTGCCAATACAGGTACTATTACTAAGGATGCTCGTATTGGAATATTATCTAAGACAGGTGCGGATGCTAAAAAAATGTTTACCGATAAAGTTGTTCCAATATCAAATAATTATCCTTTCTTTTTTAAGCCCATACAAGATGGTATGGATAAACCTAAAACCGAATTAGCGTTTAGAGTTCCTGCTTCTAAGATTACTAAAAAAAACATGTATGAAGAAGATACAGATTTAGTTGAAGGATTAGATACCACTATTGACTGGAAAAACACTGGTGATAACAGTTATGATGGGGAAAAATTAAAACTTTTAATACATGATGAAAGTGGAAAGTGGGAAAAACCTAACAGTATTATTAAAAACTGGGGTATTACAAAAACATGTTTACGTTTAGGTAGCAAGATTATTGGAAAGTGTATGATGGGTTCAACTTCAAATGCTTTAGATAAAGGTGGCGCTAATTTTAAAAAATTATACTACGACTCTGATGTTACTAAACGTAACTCAAACGGACAAACAAAAAGCGGATTGTATAGTCTGTTTATTCCTATGGAATGGAATATGGAAGGATTTATTGATATGTATGGAATGCCTGTTTTTGAAACTCCTGAAAAGCCTATAAAGGGAATAGATGGTGAAATGATAAATCAAGGAGCTATTAATTATTGGCAAAACGAAGTGGATTCTTTATCTAATGATCCAGATGCGTTAAATGAATTTTACAGACAGTTCCCAAGAACTGAATCTCATGCTTTTAGAGATGAGAGTAAACAATCTCTTTTTAATTTAACTAAAATATATCAGCAAATTGACTATAATGATTCTTTAATTATGGGACAAAATATAACTCAAGGATCTTTTTCTTGGGAGAATGGTATCTTAGATAGTAGGGTAATTTGGAGTCCTGATAAAAGAGGAAGATTTTTTGTATCTTGGTTACCTGAAAGGTCATTACAAAATAATGTAAAAATAAAAAATGGAAGAAAATATCCAGGTAATGAACATGTAGGTTCGTTTGGATGTGATTCATATGATATTTCAGGAGTTGTAGTTGGGAAAGGATCTAATGGTTCTTTACATGGGCAGACCAAATTCAATATGGATAACGCTCCAAGTAATGAGTTTTTTTTAGAATACATAGCTCGGCCTCAAACAGCTGAAATATTTTTTGAAGAAATATTAATGGCTTGTGTGTTTTATGGGATGCCAATATTATGTGAAAATAATAAACCTCGTTTATTGTATCATTTAAAAAATAGAGGTTATAGAGGTTTTAGTATTAATAGACCTGATAAAACATTTAATAAATTATCAAAGACAGAAAAAGAATTAGGTGGGATTCCAAATTCAAGTGAAGATGTAAAACAATCACACGCTTCTGCAATAGAATCATACATAGAAAAACATGTTGGTTTAGATTTAATGGAAAATTATAGAGATAGTGATGAAATGGGTATAATGTATTTTCAAAGAACTTTAGAAGATTGGGCAAAATTTGATATTAATAATCGAACAAAGTTTGATGCGTCAATTAGTTCTGGGTTAGCTATAATGGCGAACCAAAAACACTTGTATACCCCAGCTAAAGAAAAATCGAAAATAAGCATTAACTTTGCAAGATATAATAATAAGAATTCAGTTAGTCAATTACTTAAATAATGAAAGACGTAAAAATACAAGTAAATGCATCTGCATTTCCAGACCAATTTGCTTCGGACTCCGTTAAAGACACAATGGAATTTGGACTTCAAGTTGGACAAGCAATACAATACGAGTGGTTTAGGAGAGACAGTGGATCTTGTAGGTTTTATTCTCAATCAGGTGATTTTCATCGTTTAAGATTATATGCTCGCGGAGAACAATCGGTTGGTAAATATAAAAATGAATTAGCTATTGATGGTGATTTAAGTTATTTAAATTTAGATTGGACACCAGTTCCTATTATTCCAAAATTTGTTGACATTGTAGTTAATGGAATGAATGATAGGCTTTTTAAAATAAAAGCAGTTGCGCAAGACGCATTGTCGGCTGAAAAACGAAACCAATATCAAGAAATGATAGAGGGTGATATGTTGGCAAAACCTTTACTACAACAAATTGAATCTGATTTTGGTGTTAATGTATTTCAAACTAAAGAAGACGATTTACCAGAAACAGATGCAGAGTTAGAGCTTTTCATGCAAATGAATTATAAACCCTCTATAGAGATTGCAACTGAAGAAGCTATAGATACATTATTTCAAGCAAGCCATTATAATGACACCAGAAAACGTGTAGATTATGATATTACTTGTTTAGGTATTGGTATGGCAAAACACATGTTTTTACCAGGCGAGGGTGTTCGAGTTGAATATGTAGATCCAGCAAATGTGGTTTATAGTTATACTGAAGATCCTTACTTTAAAGATACTTTCTATTGGGGCGAAATTAAAACAGTTCCTATTGGAGAATTACTTAAAATAGATCCTTCTTTGACAAACGAAGATTTATCTGAAATTTCTAAATACAGCCAGTCTTGGTATGACTACTATAATTCTGCACAATTTTATGAGAACAGTATGTTTCATAGGGATACTGCTACATTAATGTATTTTAATTACAAGACCACGCATACTTTTGTTTATAAAAAGAAAAGCATGGCAGATGGTAGTTTTAAAACTGTTCAAAAAGACGATCAATTTAATCCACCTCAAGAAATGATGGATGAAGGTGGCTTTGAAAAAATCACTAAAACTATTGATGTATGGTATGATGGTGTTATGGTAATGGGAACTAATATTATGCTTCAATGGAAACTTGGAGAAAATATGGTTAGACCAAAATCAGCAAGTCAATATGCTATGCCTAACTATGTTGCTTGTGCGCCAAAAATGTACAAAGGGCAATTAGAGTCTTTAGTAAAAAGAATGATACCTTTTGCTGATTTAATTCAAATTAGTCATCTAAAAATACAACAAGTAGTCTCAAGAGTAGTTCCAGATGGTGTGTTTATTGATGCTGATGGTTTAAATGAAGTAGACTTAGGAACTGGTAACGCATACAATCCTGAAGATGCACTACGTTTGTATTTTCAAACAGGTAGTGTTATTGGTAGAAGCTACACGCAAGATGGTGAATATAATAATGCAAGAGTTCCGATTACTCAGTTAACTGCAAATAGTGGTGCAAGTAAAATGCAAATGCTTATTGGTAACTACAATCATTATTTAGATATGATAAGGTCTGTAACAGGTTTAAATGAAGCTCGTGATGGATCAAGTCCTGATCCAAATTCATTAGTTGGTGTCCAGAAATTAGCAGCATTAAACTCTAATGTAGCTACAAGACATATTTTAAACGCAAGTTTATATATTACAAGAACTTTAGCAGAATGTTTATCTATTAGAACCGCAGATGTTTTAGAATTTGCAGATTTTAAAGATGAGTTTGCAATGCAAATTGGTAAATATAATTTAAGTATAATTGAAGATATTAAAAATTTATATCTGTATGATTTTGGAGTCTTTATAGAGCTTATGCCAGATGAAGAACAAAAGGCTATGTTAGAACAAAACATTCAGATGGCTTTATCAAAATCAGATATTAATCTTGAAGATGCTATTGATATTAGAGAACTATCTAATTTGAAAATGGCAAATCAGTTGCTTAAAGTTAAGCGTAAAGCTAAACAAGCAATGGAGCAACAAATGCAATCACAACAACAACAAATGCAAGCTCAAATGCAAATGCAAGCGCAACAAGCTGCTGCACAAATGGCTATGCAAACAAATCAAGCTGAAACTCAATCTAAGATTGCTGTTAAAGAAGCAGAGATTGCTTTTGATATTCAAAAATTACAAAGAGAAGCTGAATTAAAACAACAGTTAATGCAGGTAGAATTTGAAATGCAGATGCAATTAAAAGGTATTGATTCTCAGAATTTACAGACAAGAGAAGATGAAAGAGAAAATGCAAAGAATGATAGAATTAGTCAGCAGTCAACGCAAACCTCTAAAATGATTGAACAGAAAAAAAGAGATTTGCCAGCTATAAATTTTGAGTCTAATGAAGATAGTTTAGATGGGTTTGATTTAGCAGAATTTAACCCAAGATAAATAGTCTAAAATTATAATTAAATTAGTATTAACTTTGTTAAAAATAGAATCAAATGGAATTTAAAGTAAAAGCAGTCGATGGGAATGTCGAAGAAAAATCAAGAGCGCAAGTTGAAGAGACGTTGTTAAAAGAACATCAAGAACAATTTGAAGAAAAAGTAATTGAAGATAAATCTATTGATAAAGTAGATTTAAGTAATAAACAAAATTCAACTACCGAAGAAACATCGGTTGATGAAACTAAGAGTGAAAAAACATCTATACCAGAATTAAATGATGATGATGTTCTTTCATATATAAAGAAAAGATACAATAAAGATATCAATTCTGTTGATGAATTATTTGCGGAAAAAGAGGCAAATCCTGATTTACCAGAAGATGTATCTGCGTATTTAAAGTACAAGCAGGAAACTGGTCGTGGAATTAATGACTTTTATAATTTACAAAAAGACATTGATGATATGGACGATAATGCTGTACTTGCTAATTATTATGAGTCAACTGAAGAAGGTTTAGACTCAGATGATATCGAAGACATTATAGAAGATAAGTTTTCATATGACGAAGACTTAGATGATGAAAAAGATATTAGAAAAATAAAATTAGCTAAAAAAAGAGAACTTTCTAAGGCAAAAAAGTTTCTTAATGATGAGAAAGATAAATATAAAATTCCTCTTGAGTCAAGTGGGGGTGGGTTATCAGAAGATCAAAAAGAAGACATTGATGCTTATAAAAAGTATGTAGAGGAATCAAAGACTATTACAGAGGGGAACAAAAAAAAGTATGATTATTTCTTAGATAAAACCGAGTCGGTTTTTAACAATGAGTTCAAAGGTTTTGAATTTTCAATTGGTGAAAAAAACATTTCTTTTAAACCAGGTGATGCACAAGAACTTAAAAATGTTCAATCTGACGTTAACAATTTCGTTAACAAATTTATGGACAATGATGGTTTAATTACAGATCCTGTAGGTTATCATAGAGCTTTATCGGTAGCGATGAATCCTGATAAGTTTGCCAAACACTTTTACGAACAAGGGGTTGCTGCAACTGTAGATAATGTTTCGAGAAAATCAAAAAACATTAATATGGATGTTAGACAACAATCTCAATCGGTTTCTAAAAATGGAATTACGATTAGACCTATGAGTTCAAGTAGCGATAGTGGAAGAGGACTCAAAATTAGAAGTAGAAAAAATAATTAATTTAACAAAAAACAAATTATGGCAGTAAATGTAGCCCCAGGATTTGACTTGCAGCCAAGTGCGCAGCAAACTCCTTTATCAACAAACTACATAACTAACTTTGATTTCTTGAATCAGTATCTTCCAGATACTTACGAAAAGGAATTTGAGCGTTATGGAAATAGAACAGTAGCATCATTTTTAAGAATGGTTGGTGCTGAAATGCCTTCAACGTCTGACCTTATCAAATGGGCAGAACAAGGAAGATTACACACTAAATATCAAGCATGTACATCAGCAGCAGCTGCTGGAGTTGACGCTGCTGTTTGGACAATTCCAAACAACATTACAAACTTCAACCCAGCTTTAGGTGGTACATCAAGTCAGGCTGCTCTTAGAGCTGGTCAAACTGTAATGGTATCTGATAATACAGCTGGTTCTACTTTACAGAACAAAGGTATTATTTCTGTAGCTCCAACAGCTGCAAATCCAAACGTAGTAACAATTGCATACTATGAAGGTGGCGGTCAAGCAATGGCAGCAGCAACTTCATGTGATATTTTTGTATACGGTTCGGAATTTGCAAAAGGTGTAAATGGAATGGTTGGATCTTTAGAATCTGATGACTATTTTTTCCAAAATAAACCAATCATTATCAAAGACAAATATTCTGTTTCTGGTTCTGACATGGCTCAAATTGGATGGGTAGAAGTTACTTCTGAAAATGGTGCAACTGGATACTTATGGTATTTGAAATCTGAACATGATACAAGATTGCGTTTTGAAGATTACTTAGAAACAGCAATGATTGAAGCAGTACCAGCAGCAGCAGGTTCTGGAGCAGGAGATTACTTACAAGGTACAGCAGCAGGAGCTTCTGTAATTAATGAGTCTGGATCTGAAGGGATTTTCTATGTAGTAGGAAATAGAGGTAATGTATTCGGTGGTGGAAACCCAACAACTTTAGCTCAATTTGATAACATTATTCAAAGACTTGACAAGCAAGGATCTATTGAAGAAAATGTTATTTTTGTAGACAGACAATTTTCATTTGACATTGACGATATGTTAGCAGCACAAAACTCTTACGGAGCAGGTGGTACTTCATATGGTTTATTTGACAATGATAAGGATATGGCTTTAAACTTAGGTTTCACAGGATTCCGTAGAGGTTATGACTTCTACAAGTCTGACTGGAAATACTTAAACGATCCTACTATGAGAGGTGGTCTTAATGCAGGTAAAGTTAGTGGACTTTTAGTTCCAGCTGGTTCTACAACTGTATATGATCAAATCTTAGGTAAGAACGCTAAGAGACCATTCCTACATGTTCGTTACAGAGCTTCAGAAACTGAAGACAGACGTTACAAGTCTTGGATTACTGGTTCAGCTGGTGGTGCAAGAACAAGTGACTTGGATGCAATGGAAGTAAATTTCTTGAGTGAAAGAGCTGTATGTACTTTAGGTGCAAACAACTTCTTCTTATTTCAAGATGCATAGTAAATAGTAGTAATACTTACCCTCGTTATAATGACGAGGGTAATTATTTTTTATAAATCAAATTAAATCATATTATAATGGCAACAAAAAAAGTAGAATACAAAGCAAAATCTTACCGATTAAAAGGAGACATGGCCCCTTTATCTTACATGTTATCTTCACGACATTCACAGAGGTCACCTTTATTACATTTTGACGAAGAAACAGGAGTTAATCAACCATTACGTTATGCTCGTAATCAAAAGTCACCTTTTGAAAATGAACAAGATGGTAATGCTATTTTAGAACCTATTGTTTTTGAAGATGGAATGTTAACGGTAAATAAAGAAAACCAAAATTTACAACAATTTTTAGCACTACATCCAAGTAATGGATATGTGTTTGAGGAAATAAACAGAGAGCGTGATGCTAATTCTGAATTAGAACAAGTTGAATATGAGTTAGAAGCTCAAATAGAAGCTAAAAAAATTACTAAAGATATTTACAAATTAACTCAAGTATGTAGGGTGTTGATGGGTAATGCTGTAGAAAACATGACAACAGCAGAGTTGAAAAGAGATATATTAGTTTATGCTAAAAACAATCCAGATGATTTCTTAGATACCGTTAATGATCCAATGTTAGAACTTATGGATGATGTGTATCAGTTTTTTAACTTAGCACTTTTATCTACAAGAAATAATGGTAAAGATGTTTACTATAATCTTCCAAATAATAAAAAGAAAATGCTTACCATTCCTTTCGGAGAAGATGTTAACTTTATAGTTGCATCATTTATGAAAAGTGATGATGGTTTAGAGGTTTATAAACTTCTTAAAAATAAAATAAAGTAAAACAACAACTAACTGAAAATTAGCTACCTTAAAAGGGTGGCTTTTTTTTTGTTATATTTGTACTTTATTAACCCATTAAAAACTTTTTATAAAATGGTAAAATTTCTTAAAATTACGAATGCTCCTATTACTGGTCAATTGATCAGTCTTGATGGAGTAAAAGCGGTTGCTACAGCAACAGCTACGGCAGTAACAGTTACAATCGATTATGTTGATGGAACTACTACGACAATTACAACAGCAGCTCAAGTAGCTCATGATGTTTACAACTCTATATTAGAGAATATGGAAGTAGCATTAGCGACATCTTGGCAGAGACCTTATTATCAAGTAAGTCTTCCAAAAGCTGTAACAAGTATCGTTAATGCATAACAGCATTAATTATAAAATCAAAGAGAGGCTACAAAAAAAAGTAGCCTCTTTTTTTTTGCTATCTTTGTAAAAAGAATTAATTATGCCAATAAACGAAGTACGAAATACTGTATTAGCAATAGCAAATAAAAATAACTACGGATATATTTCGCCACAAGATTTTAATCTTTATTGTGCGCAGTCTCAAATGGATATGTTTGAGGATTATTTTTATCAATACAACAGTCAGTTAGTTAAAGAAAATCAAAGACAATCAGGTACTGGATATGCAGATATTTCAAAAGGTTTATTAGAGGTAATAGATACATTTTATGTTAACGTACCTTTATTAAACACTACAACAGTCCCTGGAGGAAATCCCCTATCTAATTTATACATATTGCCAACTGATTATTATTTAATTAATAAGATGATGGTATACACAAAAGAATTAGCTTCTGGAACTACAACTTCGACCAATGGTGGAGGTATAGCGGTAAACGACACTACAGCGGATTTTATTGCGGCAGGAGTAGCTGTTGGGGATATTGTTTCTACAATTACAGGAGGAGTGGTTTATAACACTGTAATTTCTACAATTGTAAGCGCAACAAATCTTTTAGTCTTTGCAACAGCAGGAGGACAAGTTTGGAATAATGTAGGAAAAAGTTACAATATATATTCAGTCAATGATATTGTTGAAGCAGAAAGAGTAGCACAAAGTAAAATTACGATGTTGAACAATTCTATTTTAACAAAACCAAATATAAGTTATCCAGCTTATACTCAAAACGCTCTTGTAGCAGAGGCTTTTCCTAACACGATAAATACAATAGGAAGATTAACGTCACAGTACGTTAGATACCCTTTGCCGCCAAACTGGACTTATGCTACATTAATAGCTGGAGAGCCTTTATTTGATGCTACAAATGCGGATTATCAAGACTTTGAATTACCATTGTCTGATGAGCCAGCGTTAATAGCTAAGATTTGTCAATATGTAGGTATTGAAATAAGAGAAGCTGATGTATATAATTTTGGTAACCAAGAATTACAACAAGAACAAATAACTCAGGGATAGATGGCATATATAAACGATTACGCATATTACGCAAATTCAGGAAATAATCCAACTGATGCAAATTGGGGTTCATATCAATATGTTTCTTTAGCTGATATAGTTAACAATTTTATGTTAATGTATCAAGGGAATCATGAATTAATAAATAATATAGAAAGATATCAAATATTATTTCATGCAAAAAGAGGTGTTCAAGAATTAAATTATGATGCAATGAAGGAAATAAAAATCCTTCAATTAGACATTACTCAACAATTAAGATTTGTATTACCACAAGATTATGTTAATTGGGTTAGAATTTCTCAATTTACAAACGGATGTTTACGTCCTTTATCAGAAAATATTCAAACAAATTGGTCTTCTGCATATTTGCAAGACAATGATTCTAATATTTTATTTGATCAAAATGGAAATGTTTTAATGCCACAAGAGTCTGAATTAGATTTAGAGAGAATTAGAGGTAGTGGTTGTTCTATTTATTTAAATGAAGGAAGTCCATATCATGGATCTGAAGGATACTGTTGTGATGGAAATTGGTATTTTGATTATGCTGTAGGCGCAAGATTTGGTTTAAATACTGAAACTGCAAACTCAAATCCTACATTTACGATAGATAAACAATCTGGAGTAATTAATTTCAGTAACATATCAGGAGCTGCTTCAATTGTTTTAGAGTATGTATCTGATGGTATGGAAAATGGAGTTGATACTGAGGTTCAAGTGAATAAATTATTTGAAGAATATATTTATGCTTATATTAGATATTCTATTTTAAACGGAAGATTAGGTATTCAAGAATACATTGTAAACAGAGCAAGAAAAGATAAGTCTTCTTTATTAAGAAATGCAAAAATAAGATTAAGTAACATACACCCTGGAAGGCTTTTAATGAATTTAAGAGGTCAGAATAAAATTATAAAATAATATGCCAATAGTTACAACAAATTTTATTGCAGGTAGAATGAATAAATCTGTGGATGAAAGACTTCTTCCACCTGGAGAATATATTGATGCTCAAAATGTTCGTTTAGGATCAACTGAATCTACTGAAATAGGAGCTGTAGAGAACTCAAGAGGTAATGAGCAGCTTACTATCATTCAATACAAGGGAGTGGCTATAAGTAGCTCCGCTGTATGTATAGGAGCGTATGAGGATGGTGTAAGAGAAACTATTTACTGGTTTATTCATGATGGTGCAAATACTCAAGCTGCTGGTGGTGTTGTAGATTTAGTTGTGTCATTTAATACAACTAATCAAATAGTTAACTATCATTTAGTTAGTGAAAATCTTTTAAATTTTAATTCTTTGTATTTAATAACAGGGGTTGATTTAATTGAAGATTTGTTATTTTGGACAGATGATTTAAACCCACCTCGAACAATAAATATAAGTAGAAGTTATCCAGAGCCAATTGGTAACACAGATCAAATTATAGAAGAAGATATATCGGTAATTGTTAAACCTCCTGGTTTTGAAAACATTGTAGGGAATAACATTCCTTTACCAGCTCCACTAATAAGTTTTTTAAATATTGCAGGAAATGAAAATTATATTGAAAATAGATTTTTATGTTTTGCTTATAGATACAGATATGAAGATGGGCAATATAGTGTAACTTCTTTATTTACTGTGCCAGCATTTGTACCAAGAAAATTTCAATTCAGTACAAAAAATTATTGTAATGAGGGAATGTTAAACCTTTATAATGGTGTGGTTGTTGAATTTTCTACAGGTAGTTCAAGGGTTAAAGAAGTTGATTTATTATTTAAAGACACAAATTCAAACACATTAAATGTAATCGAAAGGTTTAAAAAAGAAGATTTTGGTTGGGCTAACAATACAACTAAAACTTATACTTTTACTAATAATAAAATATATACTGTATTAGGTAATGACGAATTACTTAGGCAATATGATAATGTTCCAAGATTAGCAAAAGCTCAAACAATACAAGGTAATCGATTAATGTTTGGAAATTATGTGGATGGTTATAATATTACAAGACCAGACGCAAACGGAAGTACAGTTGCGATTGATTATAACACAAGTTTAATTAATACTATTTTAGGTTTTGCAGAATTACCATTAGGGCTTTTAACGACTGGTATTAATTATACACTTAACGGTAGTGAATCAATTCCAAATTCAAAAGCTACAATTAATTTTACTTCTATTGCTGATAAACTAAAAACTAATTCTTTAATAGGATTTTCATTTAATTTTGCCAGCGAGAAAAGAGTGTTTGTTCCGACAAGCACTACTGAGGCAGAAGATAATATAGAATTTCAAAATCAAAATTTTTCAATAGATGTAAATATAACATTAGATCAAGATTATGCGACTCCGTATGACTTTTTTAGTAGTTCTTTATTTGCAGATCGTATTGGAACTATTTTTGGCACTAACATTCAACCTATTGCTACAGCGGATCAAGGTAATTCTTTGACTGATTTTTTTAATAATGCATTAAGTAGTCCAGCTGTAGGAACTTTTCCTTTTGTTAAATTTAATAGTGGTATTACAGATGCTACAATACAACAAGGTTTTAGGCTTTCAAATTTTGCGCCAGGATCAAGCACTTGTGATATTCAGTTAATTGCTATGAACTATAGAGCAACCGACAATACTGATCCAGCTGCTCCTATTGTAACTAATTTATTTGAATATTTTAGATTTGTATCTGTATCTGGTGGTTTTACAACAGACTTAGATACAGGAAGTTTACATAGTGATCGTGATTTTGAAACAGGTATTGTATACAGCGATGAATATGGTAGATCTTCTACGGTTTTAGTTTCTGAATATAATACTGTTTATGTAGAACCTGGTAATAGTATTACTGCAAACAGTATACAAGTTGCGGTATCATCCAGAGCGCCTTATTGGGCAGAACGATATAAGTTTGTTGTTAAGCCAAGTAAAGGGCCTTACGAAACTATATTTTGTAATTTTTATTATGTTAGACCAAGTGATAACATGATTTTCTTTAGACTCGAAGGAGATAACGCAAACAAGGTTCAAAAAGGACAAACACTTATTGTAAAAGCTGATGTTAGTGGAGCATTATCAAGAGTTGAAACTTGTGAAATATTAGATATATCTCCAGAAGCAACAAACTTTTTAAATGATGATAATGAGTTAGGAGATGATTCTTCCCAATTGAAAGGATTATACATGCTTATTAAAAATCAAAATTTTGATATTGTTATTCCTGATGACTCTGTTGTAGAGTATGGAAATGAAAAAAGAACATCAGATGCAAGAGGAAGTAGTAGTTGTTCAAATAGGAGAAAAATTGGTTATCCAGTTTTTACTACAGATACTACTGATCCTGCAAATCCAATAACAAATAATTATACTGTTCCAGGAGGTACTGTTATAAGAATAAAAGTTGTAATGTTTCGTAATGACACTTATAATGGAAACAAATGTGAACAAAGATTATGGGAGTGGGAACAAGAATATGTAGCAAGTAGGGATTACTCAAACATGAGAGAATGGTGGCTTCAAGATAATATAAATCCTGGTCTTGCTCAACCTGGAAATATTGATGCAGAAACGGAAGCAATAAATAATTCGACTTTAGCAGTACCAGGTGGTACAACACCTAACAATTCAGCTGTAGCTAACAACGTAGTTTGCTCTCGTGATACTGTAACTTTTCAGTGGATACAAGATGCTGCTCAAGGTGTTAATGATCCTTTATATTTAGGTGTTTCTTCTGGAGTCCCTGGATGTGAGAGAACATGGCCGCAACCTGACAGAACATCTGATTTAGAGGTTGAGTTAATAGTGTTTAGAGCAAATACATTAATTGTTTTTGAAACAGAACCAGCTGATGCGAATGCAGAATTGTATTATGATGCGTCAGAATCTTTTTCTATTTCACAGCCAGATGGTTTTCATTTATCTGGTACTAAAACAGATTTAGGCGATCAAAGTCAAACTGCTACTCAAGATGCTGTAGTTAATTTAAATTTTAGAGATTGTTTTTCATTTGGAAACGGAGTTGAAAGTTTTAAAATAAAAGATCAATTAGCTGGTAGACCATTTCAATTAGGTCAAAGAGTATTAGCTGTTTCTAATCAAGATTTTAAAGAGGCTGATAGATTTGAAGGTATAACTTATAGTGGTGTTTTTAGTAGTAATAGTGGTGTTAATAATCTTAATGAGTTTAATTTAGGATTAATAAATTTCAAAGATTGTGAAACTTCTTTTGGACCAATACAAAAAATGCATCCAAGAGAAACAGATATTTTAGTTTTACAAGAAGACAGAATTACTTATGTATTATCAAGTAAAAACTTAATTAGTGACAGTACTGGTGGTGGTGTTATTGCATCAGTTCCTCAAATTTTAGGAACTCAAATTGCTCGTATTGAAGAGTATGGTATTAGTTATAATCCTGAAAGCTTTGTAGCTCATGGGTATGACATGTTTTTTACTGATGTAAAAAGAGGCGCTGTATTGAAGTTAAGAGGTACAAGTAGAAATAATGATTCTTTAGAAGTAATATCTCAATTAGGAATGCGTTCTTGGTTTAGAGATGAGTTTTATGAATCAATTCAAACGCAAAAATTAGGAGGTTATGATCCTTACATGGATGAGTACGTGTTAGGAATGAATTGCAATGAAATTCCTTTACCTCCAGTAATTTCTCAATGTGGTTATACATTACAACGAAATGGATTGCTAACTGGGGGAACTAATGCTATTGTTAGTGTTATAGATTATGGTTTATTAATTGGAACAGCTAATTTTAATTACACTATAACTTCTGGATCAATAACAATTTCAGTATTATGGAATGGTGTTACAACAACAAGTGCGACTTTAACAGGAACTGGAACATTTAGTTTTGAAAAAACTCTTAATACTCCACCTAACGCAACTGTAACATTTACAGCAATAACAACTGCATCTTTTTATGTTACATCTGCTTGTGTAACACCAGTAGATATAACTGTTGTAAAGGTGGTTATGAATTCACCAGAGCAAAGTGGAAAGTTTATTCATGTAGAGTATCTGTGGGAAGACACAAACAATATAAGTCCAATCGATTCAGATTTAGCAGAATTTGGTTCAAGCAATTTAGTAGCTTCAAGTTATGACGCTCAAGCAGGAGTAAGATCATTAGGTGTGTTTCCTTATGATGGTGTTGATTTAACAATTCGTTCTAATAAAATTAATTTTGATGATTATGATTGGGGATATCCAGAGGATAATTTTAAATATTTATCCAGTAATACATTGTATAATAATAATGCTTCGGATATAGTTTCGCTATTAGCTGCGGCTACTACTGTACCTAATGGATCGGTAATAAGCCCTTCCAGTGGATTATATCAAACAACAATAAGTAATTTATCGTTACCACTTGCAAATCAATATTTATATTTAATATATGACTATAGATTAGTTAGTTGTCAAGAGTTTTGTTTTGATGCAAGCTCTTCTTCTTCAGCTTGTTGTGATTGTGCATTTACATTTAAAGCATATTTGAGTAGTACTATTGAAAGTACAGCAGCAATTGTTTGTGGTCAGCCTTTAGGTGTTACTTACTATCATTCTGGAAATAACTCGTTACCAGTTTATCAAGATTTCGTATATTCTTCTTCAGATGGAGCTGTAGGAAGCACATTATCACAAGGCTTATATAAAATAAGTTCAACAGATTATATAACAGTAAATCAATTTGGCTTAGTTACAGCAGTAACTACATGCCCATAAATAAATAAATAAATGGCAGCATTAGGAACATATTGTTTTGATGGATTAAATTTTTCACAAGCTTCGGCTTTGTATACAGATTCAGGATTAACTACCCTTGCTTCAGATGGATATTATTCACAAGGAGGAATTATAAGACAACAACTAAATGGTATATTGCTTAACGCTCAACCATGTGGATCATGTTTAGTTCCATGTGGATCAGGACTTTCTGCATCTATCGGTAATCAAAATGGAGTTTTTGATGCTAATATTGATTTAGCAAATGATTTAGGAGCGGTAGTAATACGCTGTTTTATGGGTATCTCAGTCCCAGATGGTATTATTGCTACATTAAATGGTGTTGGATATAATAGATTAACAGCAGCAGATAACCACAATGGAGTATCGTTAGTTGATGGATCTAATACTCAAGTTGACTATGCTGGAATTGGAAACCAGGGGACATCACTTCCTACATATGTAGGTAATCGAAATGCAAACTTATTAAGTAACAGTCCTTACGATAGTGCTGGATCTTGTCCAACTCAAGGTACTTCTCCAACTGATTTTTCTTTAGTGTCTGGTACATACGTGGATCAAGGAACAACTCAAAATGTAACAGTTGCTTCTAATGCTATAGGTTATGCTTCAGATCCTAATTCTCCTGTATTTACTATGGTTGTTCCAAAAACATCTGTAACACCAACGACCTTAAACTTAAAAATATTTGCACCATTATGTGGAACTGCATTTAATTGGGAGGTAGATTGTCCTATAGCATTACCGAGTTTTCAAGCTTCAACTCCAGAAAATGCAGCTACTTGTGCTGCCGCTACACAAACTTATTATTTTATTCAAAATGCAACAGGAACTTCTGTTCCTTATAGCATTAGAACTAATACAGTTCCAGAAGTAGGTAACTTTGTTTTTAGTGATGCTAATGGATCAACATACTTAGGTGACGCTGCAACTATTAAATATTTTATAATAGGAGGAACAACCGCACTTGGAGTACGAAACGGAGTTGTTGTTTCTTCTGGACCATGTATATAATAAATAAATAAATAAAAATATGGCAACAAAATGTACGTCAGAATACTCATTATCATATAGCGAATCATCTAAAGGATGGCCTTCGTTTTATTCTTTTATTCCTGACTTTATGATAGGTATGAATAGTTTTTTTTATAGTTTTAAAGGTGGTAACATATGGAGGCATAATACAGGAAATATTCGTAACCAATATTATGGAATAAATTATAGTTCTACTATAACGAGTGTATTTAATCCAGAACCTACTTTAAGTATTAAATTATTTAAAACATTATCATACGAAGCAACTACAACAAATGTTGATAGTAATGAAGCAAGATGGGAGTGTACAAGATTGCTTTCTGATTTAACGGATGGAACTCCAGGATCAATGTTGGAAACTTATTTTGTAGAAAAAGAGGGCGAATTTTTTAGTTACCTTAGAACAAATGCTGGCACTGTAAATTGGCAAATGCGTTCGGCTAATGGTATTGGTGCATGTACAGGAGTAAGTGGACCATCCAACGGAACTATAATTGTTTTCGCAACCCCTATTGGATCAATATTAAATATTGGAGATGCAGCATACGGAGCTACTTTAGCGGCTGGTGTTGCAACTACAGAGCCTTTTCTAATAGGAGAAATTACTGCAAAATCAAGTACAAGTATTACTGTAGATGCTTCTTCAGGAGGAAGCACAGTTCCAACAGTTGGACAGTTTATTATGTTTATAAAAAATGCGGTTGCAGAGTCTCATGGAGCAAGAGGATATTACTTAGAATTTAAGTTAGAAAACAACTCCACATCTGCGGTTGAACTATTTGCGGTAGGCAGTAGTGTGATGAAAAGTTATCCATAGAATTTTACTATCTTTGTTTCTAAATCATATTAAATGGAATTAGAGATACGAAGACTTGAAAACAAGGATTGGGATACACTTACGTCTTGGTGGGATAAATGGCCAGGTTGGAAACCACCACCTAAAGATTTTTTACCAGATAATGGTACAGGTGGTTTTATAGTAGAAAAAAACAACGTACCTATTGTAGCAGGTTTTATGTATTTTACTAATTCTGAAGGGGTTTTATTAGAATGGATTGTTTCTAATCCTTCTTATAAAGATGATGACAGACAGGATGCTATTGAGTTTTTAATTTTAACTTGTGAAGAGTATGTAAAAGCTGCTGATAAAAAATATATATTTAGTATAGGAAGAAACAAACATTTAATGGATACTCATAAAAAACTGGGATACCACGTAGATGCAAAAGCATCTTATGAAATAATAAAAAGATTATAAAATGGCATTAGCAACAGCAATAGCAGCAACAGCAGTAGCAATAAGTGCTACTTCGGCAGGAATGAGTTTTGCTCAAGCAGCAAAATCTAAAAAAGCTGGAGAAAAAGCGTCAGCAGCAAGTAAAAAACTTATGGAAGAAGCTGAAAGAAAAGCCGAAATCCAATATTTTGGTCAACTTAATGTTCCTTTAGATGCTTACGGTAGAGAGTATGATCAGAACTTACAAGTTCAACAACAAGGTATACAAGCTTTACAAGAAGGTGATTCTCGTAATTTAGCGGCTGGTGTTGCAAGGGTTGGTCAAGGAGCAACTGCATCAAATGAAGGCACTCGAATTGCAATGGGTAAAGAGTTATATGATTTAGAAAAATTACAAACTCAAGAAAAGTCAGACATTAACCAAGATATTAAAGATATGAAAGTTGGTGCGGCAACGGATCAACAAATGATATCAAGAGATGCTCAAGAAGCATCAGCAGCAGCTATGATTCAAGGTGTTTCCTCTGTTGGTTCAGCTGTTGGTTCAGCTGCTTCAGCTGTACCGTTGTATACAGCAAGTGGTAAGGATAAGGCAGCTCAAAGTGTTTTAGATCAATTAGACTCAAAGCTGACTCAAGACACTATTGTTAATCCAAATGGTATAACAGTAGAAGGAAAAGCAGCTTATGCAAAGTTTAGTCAACAAACGATAGATGATGGAAAAGGAAATCAAATTGCAAATCCAGACTATAATGCAACAGAAGCGGCAAAATTTGCACCTACCACTTCTACTCCGATGGGTACTAATTTTATGAGGGATAGGCTTACAAAAAGATATTCTAAAAAACAACTTAAAGACTTAGCTAAAGCTGGAACATATAATGCTGCATTTTATGCTCAATTCGATACACCTTAAAAAAATACCATGGCAGAAGATAAATCAAGACCTTCAGGGGCTAATAAATATTCAGTTTACGCACAAAGAAGTGTAGATAGTACGCAAGTTAATTGGAATGAAATATCAGGACAATTAGTTAAGGGGCTTGAAACAATTCGAGATGAAAGAGAAGCCAAAAAAGCTGCTATTGAAAAATCTACCCAAGATGCCATTGAACAACTTAGTCAAGTTCCAGAGACAGGCACTCAAGATGCCGCTTCTTTATTAATAAATGGATCTGGTATGTCTGTTGAGGCAGTTATGACACAAAACAATTTAATGAAACGTGGTCTAATTAGCCCAAAAGACAATATGTTGTTTATGCAACAACAAAAAAATGGGTATAAAAGTTTAAGTACAGCTGTAAAAGGCTGGGATGCTTGGGCTGTTGAAGCTCGAACCAGACTTGAAGATCCAAATATATCGTCAGGTAATTTAGAGACTTTTACTAATTTACAGACAGAAGCTTTAGGTAATTTAAAAAACAAAAAACTATGGACCAACCCTACTAACGGTAAAATGCAGTTAGTGACAATGGGGCAAAATGCAAAAACTGGACTATATGATGTAATGCCAGATTACGAAACTCAAAAACAAGATTACCAGAATCCAAATACTATGATGGATTTCATGAAGTATAAAAATGCTGGTGTTGATGTAAATGATTTAGCAAAAACACAAACAGCTAATATTGCTTCGATTATAACTTCTGAACGTGAAAGATTAACTGCTCTTGGTGGTGGTGGTAACATTACGACTATTGAGGATTTTAGGCAATTAGGAGAATTTGGTAAAGATGAGAATGGGAAAACCATTACTTACGACATGTGGAAAAAAGATCAAATAAATGCTATGGTTGGTGTTAATGATGCATCAAATTTAAGTGCGGCAGAGATATTGACAACTGGTAATGGTTATTACTTTGCTCAGACAGAGAGTCAATTTAAAAAAGATCATCCAAATGTAGACACAAAATTCATGATTAAAGTTGACATGAGTTCAGGTCAACCGATTCCTGAAATGAATACAGCTCAACAATCAGCAGCTCGTAAGATTGCAGACAGAGCTGTTGAATCTCAAGTTGATCACATTGTAAAAATGACTCAAGGAGCAACACCACAACAGAAAAAAGATCCAAGTGCTGCTACTTTGGCTGGAAAAAAACAAGATAGAAAGCTTATTGCGTTTATGGATGGTGTTAATACATTGGTTTCAGATGACGCAAGTAAATTTGATGCAGAGGCTAATGATCGTATTGTTGCATTAAATAAAGACCAAACAGATCCAGCAAAACGAATTGATAATATTATAAGAGATGGTGATGAAATTCTTATAACTTACCAAGATGGTAGAGTTGAGCCAATAAATAGATTTGATAAGAATGGTGTTCCTAAAAATGCAAGAGTAATGTCTCAAGAGCTATGGAGATACGTCACTGATCAAGATGATGACTCATTTAAATATGCGGCTGATATGTACGACAAAGAGCCAGGTGGAGGATTTAGAAGTACTACAAGGGGATCTACAGATGAAGAAGACAGAAGCTTTATTGCTAATGAAAGAGCTGTAAAAGCAGTAGGTAAACCTCCTGAACTTAAAGAATTGACTACTGGTACTGGTAAGGGTGGGAAACCAACTAATAGTGAAATTAATTTAAATGCAGAAGCTTTTGAAAAAGAAACAGCAGCATATGCTTTAAAATTAAAAGCTGAAATTGAATCACAAGGTAAAAACGTAACTGCGGATGAATTAAAAGCTATGGAAAGAGAAATTCTTAATGGTGGTGATGCAAGTAAATATGCCTCATTAGCTCCTTATCCAGCAGTGTCATCAGCTTCTCAGCAAAATATGATAATGGGTGCAGGAACAACTGCAACTATGGTTTCACCAACTGTATATATGGACGATAAATTAGGCCCTAATTTAGGGAATTCAGATACTCAAAAAGAAGTACAAACTGCTTTTTCTGAAGTTTTTACAAATTTCTTACCTAAAGAATTAAAAAGTGGTGCTAAATTAAAATGGGATGACAATAATAATCAAGTGATTATAACCTATAGAGATAAAAACAATAACGAGGTTGAGTTACCACCAATTCAAATGAGTGATGACGTGGGTAGTAGAACTTCAACGATAGATGCAACTGGAATGCTACGTGATGCAGCAGTTACAGTTACGCAAAAAGAAAACGAAATTCGTCAGAATAGAAATAGAAAAGGAACAAGAAAAACCAATAAGAAATTTAATTAATGGATAAGTTTACAGAGTTATACAATTATTTAAAGGAAGAAGGGTTAACAGATTTATCTGCTGAACAATTTAAAGTTGAGTATGCGGCAGGAACTGCTAAAAATACTGAGCTATATTCTTATTTAAGAGATGAAAAGTTAACAGATTTAGATGCGGAAAGGTTTAATGTTGAATATTTTACTGCATTAGAAAAAAAAAATCCAATCGAAACTTCTCCATCAAATGTGGAGGAGGTTATTACGGATTCTACTACCGAAACTCCAGAGGTCGTAGATACTTCTGTGGTTTCTACCATAGTTGATCCTTCGTTGGAAGATAAACCTGTTTTTCCTTATTCAATTAACGGTAAAGAAGTTACAAAAGAAGAATTTGATGCATACGACTCCAGCATTGATCCTAACATGGTTACCGAGTACCCTGCTTACGATCCTCGTGAGCAAGGTAAAGACATTAATGCTAACACAATTACTTACGATTCAACAGACTCACAGTTTGATAAATCATTAGCTTATGTTACAGCTGATTTAGTTGACAGAGAAGAGTCTGAAGTGGTTAACAGAATGAAATATCATTTTGAAGATTACGGATTTGATTTTGAGCAAGGTGGTAGTATGTTTGATGGGTTTGATGGAATGACTGTTACATCTAAAGATGATCCCAGTAAAAGCATTACTGTTAATTTAGATTCAGTATTAGGAGATTTAACAGGAGATCTTTTTGGTACTGAAAAAGCAGCAGCTTCAGAATTAAGAGAATTTTTAAAAGCCAATAGAAGGACTGACAATAAAATGGCAGAACTAACTACTGGATATGATAGAAATAGAAAAAAATACTTTAGTCTTGAAGGAACTAAATCAGACATAGCTGAAGTTGAAAATAAAGCCAGAGCGCTTAATACAAGATACAATGTTTACTTAGAAGCTCAGACTACACAAGAGTATGAAATGGATGCATTAATGGGACAAAGCCCAGAAGTACAAGCAACACCTGAATGGCAGTTAGCATATCAAAATTCTTTAGCAGCTGGAAAAAGATTACAACAAACAAAGAATGGGTTAGGAAACAGTTTTAACGAATACAAAAAACTTAAAACAGTAGTTGACTCAACTGTCGGAAATTATATCGACATGAAAGAAGCTGATGATAGTACATATGTTGGAGGCTTAATTAACACTTTTGTTGGTCCTGGTGTTAGTGATGTTCTTGCAAGTCTTTACGGTGCTGGTGTTGATGGGTTTTACAAAGTAGTTCAGACTGTAAACGAAGACTTTGGGATGACTCCTGAAGAAAAAAAAGCTCGTTACATTGATATAGCAAGAGACCTTAAATACCCAGTTCCTGAAAATATAGAAGATGAAGCTGTTTACAAAAAATGGTTAGAAG